ACAGGCCTTATTGTAAGTATATCTAAATACTGTTTATTTTTAAACTGTGTTTTTCCGTACGCACTACTACTTCCATATGTAGCCATTAGATAAATCCTCCATCTGCACCTTTTCCAAGTGAAGCACCTCCTACAAAACTTGCTAGACTAAATTGTTCTACAGCACTTCTTGAATAGATAGGTTGTAATGTTACTTGTATGTTACTTTGTACAGGGCACCATGCATTTATAGGACTTGGAACTTGTATGTAATCAACCTCTGATCCTAATTCAACACTAAATTGTGTAATTACACAAGGCACATTATTAAACATAAAATCTCCGTAGCCTTTTACCTTAACTATAGGTGGTGGAGCACCTTGATGATCTGTAGCACCATAAGCCATCTTAGTTGCACTGCGTAAAAAATGAACAGCTGCGACCCAGTATGCACCTTCTCTAGCATTTTCAATGAAAAAATCTCCTACAATACTAAACTGCTCAACTCTACTGTTTTGATATGCCATAAAGGGATAATTAGTATGTATAGGTTGTATTTGATTATAACTAGCACTGTGGCTAATTAGTATCTGAGGAGTATAAGGAAAAATTAAACCGTTTGTTTCGTACAGAGGTTGTAGATACGGTGAAGATTCAAAGTTGTTACCATTAGGTAAACTAATTCTTACACGCCAATCATATTCATCACCTACGAAGCCCACGTCTGTAAATGGAGCAAATCGCTGTATTGGCATACCAAATCCTGGCAGGCCTCTGCTACGTAATGCTTTACCAAATAAACTACCGGCAGCTTTGAGCGGATTTGATTTGAAATCACTAAATGTTTTTGACAAGTTTTGCTTAATATTACTAGCACCTACAAGACTTTCAACACTACCTTGAATATTTCTTGCTTGTGATTTTAGATTTGAGGCTACGCTCGGAAAATTTATTGGCATATTTGTACTCCTACGTAAGTATTTAGTTGACTTTTTAATGTGCGTATATTATAATATAACTGTAAAATTGGAGAAATCATGCGAAGGACTAATTACTTAAACAACAGAGATATACTAGCTGAAATACATAAATCAAAAAGTACTTTTTGTAGCTTTGTCGGAGACGAAGATCATCGATTTGATATTATACTTCCTAGTATTGAAAAAATAAACGTAAGAACTATAGCAGAAGCAAAAAGAAACAAAGCTAAAAGATTAGCACTACATGCTTACGAATCAGCAAAATCGGCAGGCAAAAAAGTGAAACAAGCTGAGTTTGAAATAGACTATAGAAAAATTGACAAAAAAGATTTAGTATTTAGAATAATGACATTCGATCATATACCAGAAGAACCTGGTAGAAAGAAAAATCCTAAAACAATAGCAGATACAAAAGTAAAGCTAAACTTCCCCCCATTTCAACACTATAGATTCAATGAGCAAGATCAATTAATTTGTGTCGGTAAATCACATTGGCAAGGTGGTATGGAAAATGGTGCGTTTGATTTAACACACGGAAAAGCAACTAACAAACTTGCTATGATGTGGATGAAACTTTGCGATAGATATGCAACACGAGGAAATGTACGTGGCTATACGTACAATGATGAAATGCGAGGGCAAGCAATATTACAATTAGCACAAATAGGACTACAATTCGATGAATCAAAATCAAACAACCCTTTTGCTTATTACACCGCTGCTGTTACTAATAGTTTTGTCCGTGTTATAAATTTAGAAAAACGTAATCAGAATATTCGAGACGACATCCTCGAAATGAACGATATGAATCCAAGCTATACTAGACAGCATGCAGGTGAATGGGAAGCGGCTGTAAAAAGAGAAAAAGAGATGTCAAAAAAGTAGTTGACTTTATACACAAAGTATTGTATTATAAAGAAAAATACGAGAGGACTCTAAATTGTTTAATAAAGCGGCTGTCTTTACCGACATTCATTTTGGTTTAAAAGGCAACTCTAAAGTACATAATGAAGATTGTGAACGTTTTATTGATTGGTATATAGAACAAGCACAAAAAAATAACTGTGAAACTGGTATATTTTGTGGTGATTGGCATCACAATAGAAACAGTCTTAATTTGACAACAATGGATGTGACCATCCGCTGTATGGAAAAACTAGGAGAAGTATTTGAAAATTTTTACTTCTTCGACGGTAATCACGATTTATACTACAAAGATAGACGTGATGTGAACTCTACTGCTTTTAGCAAATACATTCCTGGAATAACATTTATAGATAAAATTACAACTATAGAAGATGTTACACTTGTGCCGTGGCTAGTAGGCGAAGAATGGAAAAAAATTCCTAAAATTAAAAGCAAGTATATGTTTGGTCATTTTGAACTTCCTAGTTTCTATATGAATGCAATGGTGCAAATGCCTGATACTGGAGAATTACAAGCAAAACATTTTGAACATCAAGAATATGTATTTTCAGGACATTTTCATAAAAGGCAAAAACAAGGAAAAATACATTACATTGGTAATGCACTTCCGCACAACTATGCAGATGCTTGGGATGATAATAGAGGCATGATGATTCTTGACAGAAAAAATAATGCTGAACCAGAATATTTGAACTGGGATGATTGTCCAAAGTACAGGACTACAACATTAAGTAAACTGCTTGATCCAGATTCAGATATTATTAAACCTAACATGTATTTGCGTGTAACACTTGACTTGCCTATTTCTTATGAAGAAGCACAATTTATAAAAGAAACATATATTAATAATCACAAGTGTAGAGAAATTACACTTATTCCGCAAAAACAAATTGAAGAAATATCAACTGAACTTGATATAAGCAAGTTTGAATCAGTTGACGAAATTGTAAGCAAAGAAATATCTGCTATTGACAGCGATAATTTTAACAAGAAAATGCTATTGGACATCTATAACGAATTATGATAAAAGTAAAAGATTTAACAGTAAAAAACTTTATGAGTGTTGGTAATCAAACGCAGGCTGTTGATTTCAACAAAGAGCAACTAACACTCGTGCTTGGTGAAAATCTCGATCAAGGAGGTGACGATTCTGGCTCACGAAACGGTACAGGCAAAACAACAATTATTAATGCATTGTCTTACGCACTGTACGGCCAAGCACTGACCAACATCAAACGAAATAATCTTATCAATAAGACTAATTCTAAAGGTATGTTGGTCACTTTACACTTCGAAAAAGACAATCAAGATTTTCGAATAGAACGTGGACGCTCTCCTAATGTTTTAAGATTTTATATAGACAATCAAGAACAAGAGCTACTTGATGAATCACAGGGCGATAGTCGTAGAACACAAGAATATATAAATGATTTGTTAGGTATGAGTCATGATATGTTTAAACATATTGTTGCCCTAAACACTTACACAGAACCTTTCTTGAGTATGAGACAAAATGATCAACGTGCTATCATTGAACAGCTATTGGGTATTACTATACTGTCAGAAAAAGCTGAAAGCCTTAAGGATCAAATAAGACAAACAAAAGATGCAACAACACAAGAAAAACTAAAAATTGAAGCAATACAAACTGCTAATAGTAAAATTGAAACAACTATAAACAGTCTTAAAAATAATCAACGTGCTTGGCAAGCTAAGAAAGTAAAAGATATAGAAAAACTTCAACTTAGTATAGATGAATTAGTGCGTGTTGACATTGAAAAAGAATTAGAAGCACATGAAAAATTGCAAAATTGGACTGAACTAAACAATGCAATTACGGCTCTTAACAAAGAAAAAGGCACACTTGAGAGTGCATTACTACGTGCCACAAAGTCTGTAGATAAAGTGGAAAAAGACATCGCAAATTTACAGGATGCTGTATGTTATGCATGTGGACAAGAACTACAAGAAGATAAAAAACAAGAAATTGTGTCAAATAAAAATAAAGAATTAAACGATGCAATGGCATATCAAACAGAAGTTGCTGGTAAATTAGATGAGATTATAAGAGGACTAAATGACATTGGAGATATTAACGGAAAACCAGAAACATTCTATGAAACAATAAGAGAAGCATATGATCATAGAAATAACCTTGAAGGCTTGCGTACAAATTTAAACAACAAAGAACAAGAAAATGATCCGTATCAATCACAGATAGATGAGTTGTCAACAACTGCTATGCAAGAAATAGATTGGACTCCAGTAAACGATTTAACAAATTATAAAGATCATCAAGAATTTTTACTTAAACTACTTACTAACAAAGACAGTTTTATACGTAAAAAAATTATCGATCAAAATCTTACATACCTAAACAATAGGTTGACCTATTACTTAGATAAACTAGGGCTACCACATCAGGTTATTTTTCAAAATGATTTAAATGTGGAAATTACACAACTAGGACAAGATCTTGACTTTGATAATTTAAGTAGAGGTGAACGTAACAGATTGATACTTGGTATGAGTTTTGCTTTTAGAGATGTTTGGGAAAGTTTATATCAAAATGTAAATTTATTGTTTATCGACGAGTTGATAGATTCAGGAATGGATACAGCTGGTGTAGAAAGTTCTTTAGCTGTAATCAAGAAGATGGGCAGAGAGAGGGATAAAAATGTTTTCCTTATTTCACACAAGGACGAACTAATAGGAAGAGTCAATCATTTAATGAAAGTTGTAAAAGAAAACGGCTTTACATCATATGAGAATGACATAGAGATAGTAGAATGAGTATAGAAGACGATATACACGATAAGTTGACAAAGGCTTACATGCAGTATTTCAAGGCTAATGAAAAATTTGAGAGCCGTAATTCTGTACGCACACATAGAGAAGCAAGAAGATGGTTACGTGAAATCAGAACTCTTGCAAAGTTGCGTATGGATGAAATACACATCAAGCACAACACAAGTCGTGTAACCAAAAAAGAAGGCGAAGAAGGCTAAGCATCGGTATATAAGTTCATGCAGTGGACTTATAACGGTAAAGTGATAGACTCTATATCTGAAGAGTATGAAGGATTTGTGTATCTAATTACCAACACCACTACCGGGCAAAAATATGTAGGCAAAAAACTAGCAAAGTTTAAAACTACCAAGCCACCATTAAAAGGCAAAAAAAACAAGCGTCGAGGCTACAAAGAAAGTGATTGGCGTGAATACTGGGGAAGTTCAGATAGACTGAACGAAGATGTAA